TATCATAGCAATCCCCCTAAATAAGTGCGACTTGTTTTTGATTCGATCTCGAAATAGCCCTTGGCATGTTTTTAACAGCCTGGTCAAAGTAGGAAGGTTTTAATTCGATTCCGATGAATTTACGGCCCATTTGGAGCGATTGCCAACCTTCTGAGCCAATGCCCATAAATGGGGACAAGACCGTATCATCCGGGTTACTCCATAGCCAGATACCCCTTTCGATAATATCCAAAGCCATCGGACAAAGATGCCTTTCATCAGAACCATCACGGCCAGCACGGGCGTTCAGCGTATTGGTTAAGTCAATATCCATCCAGACAGGTGAAGCGTATCGCCGCCATCGTTCATGGGATAGATTTCCTGTTGTTGGCGGTTCTTCGCCGGCGAAAGTATTCAGACCATGACCATGAGATATGAAATTGGCATTAACGCCTGGCTTTCGGAATGCAAGAAGATACTGAGGGATGCCAGCGCGACACATGGATGAATCTTTACATAATTGCTTGTGCATTAGGCCAAGCGCCTTTGTGCGAGTAGCTTCGATTAAAGGGTCTTTCCATATACAATGCTCACTGTGAAAGATGAATCCTGCCCTGATAAATGTGCGGATAATATCGCCCCTGAAATCTTTCAGTCCAATGTAACCGTCTCTCTCTTTCATAGCGGGAACGTTCATGCAGTCAACTGCGATTATCCTGCCCGGCTTTATTGTTCTGAAAAGCTGATCGACAATGAAATTGAAATGGATGAAAAACTCTTGTTCATCTTTGCTATTTCCAAGATCACGTAACGAGTTGCTGTACACAAAAATTGACAAATATGGGGGTGAGAAGATAGAAAAATCAATACTTTGGTCGGGTAATTCTGATAAAATATCTGCGCTATCCGCGTTGTAAAGTGAGTAGTTTTCTTCATGAACTTGGTTTATTATATTTTTCAAAATAAGTCCCCTTTTTTATTTTGCTTATTGATGTTCGGTGCATTTTATATTCTATCGCCAAATCCGTGACATGCTCGCCACTATCAATTCTTGATTTGATATTTGATGCTTCTTCTCTTGATATTTTCCGGTTGGCTTCTGATAATTTATCGCCCCATGTTATAATTCTGCCAGAATGAGCAATACTCATTTTTTGTTTAGTTTTTAAAGAATGTTTTTTACCCGTACTCGCGTTTCTTAATTTTTCTATTGTTGATGGTTTATGTTTTTTCCCTGGCCAAATAGCCCTTAATCTTTTTTTTACATCTTCAGGAAGATCGGGAACTCCATCTCCGCCACTGGTATTATTGGTTAAATTAAAACCATTTCTTTTTAAGTACGCAATCCAAAATCTTTCAGATTCCTGCCACGGCCATAATCCAATTATTTCTTCTATGATGGCAATATGGGGCTTTAATCCCAATTTTTTTAATTCATTCAACCAATGAACTCTATGGCAATTAGATACTTCTCGCATGTGTGCGCTCAATCGTATATGTAGCTGATTGGTTGTTTTGCCGACATATCTAATATCGCCATCCCTCGGGTCAATGAGCATGTAAATATATGTTGTTTTCATAAAACCAATATTACAAGATGATTATCACATTGTCAATATGCTTTTCATCATTCAGCGCAATAAAAAAGACGGCAATATCATTTTTTTATCTGCGTTATACTCAGTTACAGACTTCACAATCCCCTTAATCTCAACGCTATTTATATCCGCCATGTTCGCCACCATCTCTTTCTGCATTTCCTCAAAGTCGGTTTCCTTGCGTTTGATATTATCCAAAACGGCCCCCTCTTGATCTGAGATTATTACATGAACATCGACCGGGAATTGTTGGCCATATCGCCAGCATCGGCGGATTGCCTGATATATTTCCTCAAATGAATCCGATAATCCGAAAAGAATCATCTTGTGGCAGGACTGAAAATTCAAACCCCACCCAAAAATACTGGCTTTTGAAATCATTTTCTTAATGGTTCCATCCGCAAAATCAATCGCTGATTGTTCTTTGTGCTTGTCAGAATCAGCGCCGCGTACCCCAATTGCATCAGGCAATAATTTTTCAAGTTTATCAGCTTCAGTGTTCAGATTACACCAAATTAGCCATTGGTCATACGGGTTTTCATCCACCAATTGTTTGACAATTTCAGCCCTATCGTAAATACTATCCCGCCGAGCCGCTCGCCGATCATTTAATGTCAACTTATTTCCAGGAAAAAGCTCTCCGTTTGAGTATGCTGGCGACTTTGCTACGTGTTGATGCATGTTTAGTGGCGGCAGGATAAATCCATTATCGTCATAACCAAGATCGCTCGGCATCCGCAGCATCACAGCCCACGTACAAACCCATTTCCAAAACTCTGACTGAGCATGTTTTTTCAGACGCCATTTCGCCGTATCGCCGGAATCATGAACAAAGAACATGGACAGCATCTCCGTGCGGGTCATTGCTCCAACAAATTCAGAGTGATTTCCGATCTCCATGAAGTCATTGGGAGCCGGTGTTGCAGAACATGCCAGCTTGTATTTTATATCCCGGAATGAATCAATAATCTGATTTCGGGTTTTACTGGAAAAATGCTTGAGTATTCCGCTTTCGTCGATAACAACACATACAAACGAATCGCAATCAAAATGGTCAAGCATCTCGTAATTTGTGATATTGATGCCGGGTTTTACATCTTCCTGCTTCCGGCAAATAGTTGATTCAATGCCGAATTTAATACCTTCACGATGGGTTTGTTTAGACACAGATAATGGAGCTAAAACCAAAGCATTGCCGCCTGTATGCTTGCAGATTTCATCGGCCCATGCCAATTGCATCCCGGTTTTTCCAAGTCCCGTGCCTGCCCAAACGCAAGCCCTACCACGCCGGACGGCCCACCTTACAATATCACGCTGAAAGTCATAAAGTTTCGCGTTGATAGAACTCGGTTCATGGCCGGTAGGCGTTGAAACAAGTTGCTTGTTTTGTAAAAATTCAGCGTAATTCATATTGACGGCTCCTTGAACGATTCCAGAAACTTAATGCACATCGCCATGATTAACACTAAGTCGGTCCGTTGCATGACATCTGGCGTCTGTTATTTTCATATATGGCGTGGCATTTCTTGTGTCTATATCCTGGCCTATGGCAAGACATATTTATTGGATCGTCGTATTCTTTGCAGTATGAACATTTTCGATAATGTGCATGGCCTGATAATTTAAGCACTATTTCTCTGGCATGAAGGATCAAATGGTATGATTGATCTTGACAAATAACCAAATTTGACGGAACGTTATTTATTTTATTTTTATCAACGTGATGAACTACTGCTCCAACAGGAAGTTTTTTACCCAATATTTTCTGGGCTATTAAAACAGATTCACGAATATATGACCTGGTACATGTTCGATCTTCGGGTCGTTGATAAATATGGTTATACCCCCAATGAGCATCAAATACCTTACCGCCTTTCCAGCTACCATGTTTTTCTCCAACATAGTCCTTTGATTTGTGGCCATGACAAAATCTATTATACTCTCCAGCCTTGCGACCATTGGCGCTGCGTTTTAAAATGGTAGTAACATTTCCACATCCACATTCGCAAAGGTTATCTTTCATTAGAGCCATCCTTTTCTTTGAAATATAAATCTATGGCCCTGCGAATGATTTCAGACATGGTTTGCCCGGTTTCTTTCTTTTCTTTTTTCAATTTGTCGGTGTAGTTTTTAGGTAAACTTATTGTTTGGTTCATACATTTCTCCTGTTGTTAGATATATAGTTAACGCAACTATAATGCAAACAATAAGCAAATGTCAAGTATTAAATCAAAGGTGCATTAACGCTCTGATAACCATTGCGCCAGCATGTATTAACTCATTCCTAAGTTCTCCGGCATGATCTCCTCCGTAAACTGTATCAACGGCAGCCTGTAAAGCCTCGCCTGCCTCTTCACAAACAAGTGCCATGGCATGTATCTTATCTTCCGGCCAACCTGGATGAATAGCCTCTGCACGGCGGAGTTCGTTGATAATATCAATAATCGCCATTTCAGCTTTTTGTCTGCCATCATAACAATCATAAATTATACCATGTATCATGCGTCAACTTCTTCTTTGATAACCGCGTATCCCTCATGGGTCGAGTGAAACATGGGGTAAAGCCCGTTTGACCGTTCGTATTCTTTCTCTGCTAATTCTAAGCATTTAAGCATTTTCTTACCTCCATTATTGTTATAAAAAACCGATCTCAGCCGTCAATCCTAAAAAACATGGCATTAAGCGCCACGCCCCCGTAGCTTAAACGGCTTTGGTTAATTCCTGGACGGATCGGTGCGCCCAGGAGGAGGCCGGGGGAGGAAAGCGTTAAACCTGATTCGACTTGAACGGGCGTTTCGTGGGAATTACCATATCGCTATGCAATATACGGATGTATCCATCAACAGGTGGATCAACTATTCCGCCAGTAGCGCCGCCAACAACTGGCAATCCGTCCCGCTCATTGGTCGTGTCAATACCCTCATCTATGGGTAGCCCCATCTGCTTTTCGTCCGTCTGACCACTGATCCCGACCTTGACCTTTTCCTTGACGAAAGCCAGTTCCGCAGACCAATTCAGGCCGTTCTTGCCAAGATCCATCAGTTTTACTTTAA